CATACGTGTTAAGAACGCTTTAGCGGCAGCTTCTGTAGCGTAGTATTCTTTACCGTATGCTTTAGCTCGTATTGTTTTAGTTGTTTCTTTGTTGTAGACTACGTATGCCATTTGTTCTTCCTTATTAACAGTTTATGTATAGCATTATACAGTCAATTTACCAAAAAGTCAACCAAAATATGCATGAATTATACCAGTTAAACCAATAGCTAGGCTTATAGCATTTACTAGCATTTGTGGTTTGTTATTGGTACGTATTGCCCAAGTAAAAAACATACTAGTTCCAAAGAAAAACACCACAATGTTCCAAGGGTAAACTGTAGGGCCTATAGCGTTTAGGCTATGCCCTGCTATGACCAGCGGAGCACCTGTCCACTGTAATATATCGTTGGTTTCTAATTTCATAAACAACATTGTACAGCCAAATTATTTGCCTGTCAATCATTGACTTTTCCATTAACTGAGTATATAATACTAGTATGAAAATCCTACTTGAACATGAAGGCAAACACTTGGTAATGAGTGTTGCACACGTAGCTACCCAAGGCAATGATCTGCGTTGGGATATCTTTGTTAATGACATGGCTGAAGAACTCGAACATCGACAGGGTGTTCGGCGTATGAGCTACGACACTTGGCATTGGGATGAGCGTAAGCATGTTGAAGCAGAAGAATATATCACATACTTTTATCTAAAACACGGACAATGAAGATCAGTATCAGACATTTGAGCTACGGTCATATTCAAGACCGTGTAGATTGGCTAGACAAAAACGTAGGCGAACGTAAATATGTCCTTCATAACCAAACAGGTGGTCGCGGATGGTGGTATTTCAATAATGACAGAGTTATAGAAATAGAAAATGAGCAATGGGCTACAATGTTTATATTAAAGTTTGGGGCATAAATGATAGGTATAACAGATTTACATCAGACCTGGGGTACAGACAACTACCATACTCATGCACTATTGCAGGGGTTAGATGTGTTTACCTGCTACGAAGCAGTTGAAGAACAGTTGAGTACCTATACTAAAGAACGGTACCAACAAGAGCCCGATAAGGTCATACAAGAAGTCTTTGACATTTATCGTAGCATTAACATAGTGCCCATTAACTACTACACAGAAGCAGGTGTTATAAATGCAATTAACAACCTACAACATGCTGGCTACAACGAAGTAGAAGGTCGTAACGGACAAGCAACCATTGGCTTGGGTAATAATCAGGGACAATCTATAAATAGATTTTTGTTCCCAAATATGATGACTGCAGAACCCAAAGGTCGTGGCAGTAACAGTTTAAAGGATAGATTTTTCAATGACGCCAAACTTCATCGCGCTATACGTTTATGTTTTGATTTTAGAGACGGCGCTAATCTTGCACATCCTACTGCACTCAGACGTAGCCTCGAATTGGTTACTGGAGAAAATATTCAGAATTTCAAAGCTCAAAATGCTCGTGCGATTGTCGAGCATCTGTGTCCTGTACTTTTTGGTCACGTATATGATTACTCAGCGGGTTATGGAGGCAGGCTTCTAGGTATTAGCACTAGTAATATGCGCTATAACTATGTTGGCGTTGATCCCAACTCAGAAACTGTTGAACACCTTAACTACTTGAATGACTGCATATACGAAGCCACTGGTAATCGTGGTACAATACTAAAGAATGTTAGTGAAGTAGTTGTACCGATAGAGGTTGACTTGGCATTTAGTAGTCCGCCATACTTTAACTTAGAAAAGTATTGCGACGAACCCACACAGTGTATGAATCAGTTTACAACATTAGATGAATGGTTTGACGGTTATGTAGTGCCCACTATGCAGAATATCCACAAAGGCTTAAACCTAGACGGAGTGTTTGCTACCAACATTGCAGACTATAAATCATACGGTAATAAAGAATACAAAGTGGTAGAGCGTTGGATTGCCACTGCCGAAAAGTTAGGGTTCAAATACAAACAAACTATTCGTATGATGTTAAACACTCGTCCGGGGGTGGGCAACGATAAGACCAAAGGGCGTGAAAAGTTTGAAGGTGTTTACGTTTTTACTAAATGAAACAGATTATAGCCAGAGGTAGGCAAATGGGCAAATCAACTATAAGCGATATACAAAATATCATTATACAGCAACAAGCATTGCAGATGCAAAAGAGCATCGATAAAATGCTTATAGATGAAATTGGGAGTTTAGACAAATATCGTTTAGTTAAATCCTGGCGTAATCGTAGAGGTCAGCAGATGCATCGTATTGCTGCCAATGACGAAGTGTGGGATTGGTTGACTACTGAGCACGACCAGTACGGTGTAAGTAACCCGGAATGGTGGAAGTTTCAACATCAAATCAACATCACTGATAAGTTATATACCCTAATGGTATTAAAGTTTGCAGAATAACAATCACTTATATAGCTCTAAAGAACTACGCCTAAACACCCTATTAGGTGACATTAGTTTTTTAGGGCAATTACAGCGTGCTAGGGCAGACTACCTTAACAAACACACTAATAATGAGCTTGACATTTTTCTGAATTGGATGTATAATACATGGGGAGTGACAGTTGTGACACTGGATGGCAATTTAACTGCTGAATGCAAAGTACACGACGAACAGAAATTTTTATTATTTACATTAAAGTATGCTATATGAAAATTGCACTGGGTAGTGACCTACACTTAGAGTTTGGCGCAATAGAATTGCACAATACAGAAGCTGCAGACGTACTAGTGCTTGCTGGGGATATCTGTGTGGCTCGTGATATTGAACTTATGACTGCTAACTTGCACAGCCAACGAGTACGTGCTGAACGTTATCTTGCGTTCTTTGCGCAGGTCTGCGAAGAGTTTCCTAAGGTTGTTTATGTAATGGGCAATCACGAACACTATCACGGTGACTTTGCCTACACATATGGTATTCTTAAACGGGCTACTGCACACCTAACTAACTTTTACCTGTTAGAAAAAGAAACATTAGTCGTAGATGATATTACTATCATTGGTGCTACTGTTTGGACTGACATGAACGACAACGATCCTACTACCTTACATGCTATGCCTAGTATGATGAATGACTTCCATGGTGTAGACAATAGCCTACGTATGATTAGCCGTACTGTACCATTGTATGATGATGGCGAGTATAATGTTGATCGTAAGATTACTGGCTACAAGCAGAAAGAAACACCTAGTAAGTTTAGCCCAGAAGATGCTGTGGTAGATCATAATCTGGCTCTAAACTATATTAATCATGTAACAGCTGAAAAGGCCAATGACAAGTTTGTTGTAGTGTCACATCACTGCCCAAGTTTGAAGAGTGTGCATGATAAGTATCGAGGTGACACAGTTATGAACGGTGGCTTTTACAGCGACCTAGATGACTTTATTGCGTATCGTCCACAGATTCGTTTGTGGATGCACGGTCATACTCATGAGGACTTTGATTATACCATTGGTACCACTCGTGTGGTATGTAACCCACGTGGTTATGTAGGTCATGAAAATCGTGCTGGTTACTTTCAATTAAAGTACATTGACCTATGAAGGCCATAATACTTGATCGAGACTATTGGCATAAGAAGTTATGGCCTCAGCTCATTGCAGACAACGGTGAAGCAGTGCGTATATCCTGGGTGTGTAAAAAGCGCCTAGGATTTACTGTACGTGAGCATCGTGCGCCTATCAGCGATGACGGACATTTCTGGGATTATCAATACCAGATACATCTAGACTTCTACGATGAATCCATGCGCACATTCTTTTTGTTGAAGTATATGAATAATGGTTTAGAATGAGTCATACAGCCAAAGTGCCATATTTTTCTGTACATCGAGCCGCTGGTGAACTAGCACCACAGCACAAAGGTGGGCAGATTTGGCACAGTGAGTTTGAAAAGCATTTTAACTGTAAGTTTATAGTTGAACCTTCATATGGTAACGCTTATACATTAGAGTTCGCTACAGAACAAGATGCTATGATGTTTTTATTGAGGTGGGCGTGAGTATACTAGATGGAGCCAACGGGCGTAAATTTATTGTAAGTGGTCCGTTTGATCACGAGATGCCTTACTTCTATGTTGTCATAGCCGACATCACATACTGGCTGAAAAATGAGCCGGCAATATATGCTTGGATGGATAATAATCTACCTCGTGGGCGTATGCATCAAGAAGGTATGACCATAGCCTTGGAACAGGAAACAGATGTTACTGCATTTTTACTACGTTGGAGTTAGTGCAAGGTTGCATTAGCTGGACGAGTTTCATCAACTTTCTTAACTAAAAAGTTAATAATTTCTTCTACGTTTATATCAACTTCATCTTGATCTTGCATTTCTTCTGGAAAACTAATACCTTTAAGATGTCCTGTTGATGTTATAACAAAAACAAAATCTTCCGGCTGGATATCTTCAAGAACATCATACTCGTCTGTTTCTAGATTGTTTAGTACTTCTTCTGTAAGTTTTGGCATGTTCATTCTCCCTAAGATTGATTAAATTTTTCACTATCTTTTTCATTAGACGTTTGACCACAGGATGATGCTGGCCAAATGCAGTGTGATACCCTAGCAAATCTAAACTTTTGACAGGTTCATTAGTATTTAACTGTTCCATAATGTAGAATCTTGCGGCAATGTTTGCAGCATAGGCATCTATTTCGTCTGGACTACCTAAATATTCTTGATCTGCACGTATTTTAATATCTTTGTGCTTACTGGTATATCCTCTATTCAACATGTGTCTACGACTACGATACTGATGTTGGTGTTGATATTCATGCACCAATGCCTCAACCATTTCAATAGTAAATCTATCTGCAAAATCACCTGTGATTAGCATAGGCATGTGCTTAGGATGATTTACAATTAATCTGATTATAAACTGTTTCTTTTTGTTTTCATCGAGGTCTGGATCGTACTCTGCGCCAATAGTAAAATCGCCCAAATCTAATAGTATGTCGTTGAAATGTACTTTAATTCTGATAGGGTGATAACGATTTAAATGTGCAGCCAATCTACGTGCAAACTGTCGTGGGCTGATTTCTGTGTTGATTAATGTAGCTATCCAATCACTAATATATTGATATTCTAGTGTTGGATTAGCGTACATTTTTATCCTAGTGCTTTTGGGCTCTTGCCACTTGTTTGGGAATCAAACTCAGCTTTTATCTGTGGCAATATTTCTAGAACATCTGCTGAAATACCCGGATCTGATGTAAGAGATCTTTCTTTTGCTGTAGCATATAGTGTGTCGTAGTCGCCGGAATACATAACAGCATATGGCCCGTATCCCGATAATGTTGTGTAATCTCCATTCTCTAATCTCCAGAGTACATCTACTGCAGAACTTGCTACAGCCGACACTGTTACAAATGTGCCTGCACCAGGGCCAGTTTTGCGGAGAAATTGTCTAGAAATTGTAATTGGATATTCAACTGTTGACTCTTGACCTACTGGTGGTGGTGGTGTAGTAGTAATTGGAGGTATACCGTTCTTAGCTAGCAGTTTATTATTCATACCTTCTGCTAGGCTAGCTTTAATTGCCTCGCCTTCTGCTGTGGCAGTACTGGCTAAGTTATGTAATACATCAGCTACACCACTGCCACTACTATCTGCGCCAAATTTGTGTAGATTTTTAGCAAAACTCATAGCAGAGCCCAACACATTGGGCGCAGGACTTGTTAAATCCACACCGGTGTTTTCTACAAGACTTACAGCGCCTGCAAGAGATGAGGTTAATGCTGAAATAGCCGCACTAGCATTAGTACCTACTGTTTGAAGGAAACTTGTGATGCTAGGTCCGCCTGCTAAGTGCTGAGTAAAATCACTCATACTAGGCAATCCCATTGGTCCTGTTCCGGTGCCAGTTAATGTATCGATAGTGCTTTGATTATCGGTCACTAAACTGTTTAATGTAGGAAACTCTGCAGAATGTAGAGGTGTTTGGATTGATTGAATTTGGCTAAACAACGAACCAGCGGCACCTGCATCTGCAACCGTGCCGGCACCCATATCAGTTAAGTGTGTAGTTAATCCACTAATACCACTAGCAAGCCCAGCAGTGCCTTCTGGATCTAATTTTGTGGGATCACCCAAATCTTTAAGACTTTGTATTCCACCGGCACCCATTGGCAGGTTTTGCCCGGGTGATAAATCTGCTCCCATAGCAGTACTAGGAACACTAAAGCCTGTATTAAATGATGCAGTTGACGCGGCAGCAGCTGTTGTTGAAGAACTACCGTCGGGGTTAGGTCCAGCATTGGCAACCAGCATGGCTCTAATACCTGCTATTTTTCCGTTCAACTCGCGTACTGCGGCGTTAGCATCAGCCATAGCGGCCTCGACGTCATTGTTTCTAAAATTAACTAAGGCTAATTTATATTCATCATCAGGCAAAGGTCTAATTTCTTTTAATGAGATCTCATTGGCTTCTTTAAATGCGTTATTAAAATCTACGTTAGTAAATGATATAGGCCAGTTAGCTTTTAATACGTTGTAATCGTCCCAGGTTGATACACTGTTTGTGTCCGGAAACCATTGGTTATTAATTTCATCAACTACTGCATTTAATCTATCAATAATGTTTTGTAATTTAGCCATGATGGCATCAGTAGTACTGTCACCCGATGTATCACTTGCGGCGATCTCCGGAGCAACGTCAAATTGGTCAGCCACTACACTCATGGCGCCAGGATCAGTAATTCCGTTCATCACTTCATCAATTTTTTCTTTGTAAATAGGATTGTCTAGATCGTCCAATGGTACACCAGCCGCGGCCAATCTTCTTTTAACACCTGTAATGCCAGCTAGTTTGTTATCCAATAAGGATTTAACCATACCTACACTACTGCCAAAGTCCTTAACATCACCACCATTATACATTGTGCCAGTTGAGGTCATTGCGGCGCCAGCTGCTGCAAGACTGCCAAAAACGTTTGTCATGCCGCGATCTGCAGCACTGCCCATATCTGTAATGCCAGCACCGAAGTCACTGTAGCTAGTATTGGCCATAAAATCACTGGCTTTACGTAGTTCTTTAGCGTCTTTAATATGTCCATCTATCTGATTTAAGAAACTACCAAATGCCGCATGATTGGGAGTACCACCAAATCCCATACTGCTATGAAAACTATTCATGCTAGATAGTGCAGCCGCAGCTGCTCCTTGGTTGGGATCTAAAATATTACCAGCAATACTACTCAAAGTTGCCATAGCATTAGCCACAGGTGCCGCTAATGTAAGTGCTGTACCATTTTTAATCCCTATCATCGCAGTAAACGTAGCAGGGGTTAAGGAGGCAGCGGCCTGTCCTAAAGTGTTCTTTTGGTTTTCGGATATTACTGAGCCAGCTTGGCTAGTAACTAAGCTATAGTCTTTTTCAGACATTAATTATTCCTAGGTAATAATACCACCAGCTGTAGCAGGCGCAATACCTGTTGTAGTTTGGATATAGTGGTTCTCTACATTTTTAACTGTAGGTGCATGTATCATTACATGGCCTTTGTCAAGAGTTATACTCTTATTTAAGTCACTTGTGAATAGACTTTGTAGCAGGCCTAATCCCTGCTGACTTGGCATTACTGTACATGGTTTACTTACTATAAAACCATTGGCATTTTCTTCAATAATTTTAGCAACAATTTCGTCGCCGTTAACTAATTTAAAACTTACCACTGTATCTTTTGCGTAACCTTGTTTCTCAAGCATTTGTTGCTCCTAAGCGTTGTTGAATTTGTTCAGCAGTTAATTTTGCTAAACCTTGATATCCACCTTCTACTAACAAACGACCATTGTTGTAGATCTGTGGGGCTGTGCGGTGACCTTCATTGATCAACCATTCACGTGCTTCTGGGTCTTCATCGATTTTAATTTCTTCGTATGCAAACCCATTAGTCTTTAAGTAGTGTTTTGCTTTATCGCAAAACGGACAATTATTTTTACTATATACTGTTAACATTTATTCTCTCTTATAATTCTGGTAGTTCATCGTAGTTGATGCTGTCACCCATAACACCAATTACGTAGTTTGTACTTTCATTTTCTTGCAGGGCTGTTTGTTTCTTACTTGTATCTGTATGTTTATTAAACCAAGGAATGGGTGTGGTCTTTGGCGCTGGGCTTTGATACTTAATACCTATTTGTTTTAAGGCATCTACGGCTGTATAATCAACAAAATCCTTTAAAATATTAGCGTTTAATCCAATAACCGGACCCATTTTGAACAGATATTCGGCCCAATCTTTTTCTTCTTTGATAACGGCCAAGTACATTTGATATACTTCGGCTTCGCATTCTGCTTTAACTTCAGCAAAACGCGGATCCTCTTTAACCACTTGATTGATCAAGAACGCTGTCCACTCCTTGTGTAGTAACTCATCTTGTAGGATCAAGCTGATAATGTTACCATTACCAATAAAGATTTTGTTCTCTACCATAGCCAAACTTGTAGCAAATGATACCATAAAGCGGAATGCCTCTAGGCCATAACTAGCATGTAGAGCTAGCCAAATAGCTTTGATGTGATCACGTTCGTCGATCTTCTCACCCATCTCTTTACGACAGTTTATTTGATGTAATGCATCATAATAATTACCAATGTTACTAGCCATGCTGACAATCTCCTGTGTATCATGGATAGTGTTGAATACGTCTTTAGGCACGTTGTAGATGTTACGGATAATATGACTATAGCTCTTACTGTGAATGTTAGTTTCGAAGAAACTCCAATTACTGATAAGTGCTTCTAATTCTGGAATACTCACAACAGGACCAAACACTTGATTAGGTGCGCGACCTTGAAGGCTATCTAATGCTGTTTGACGCAACAGGTTGCTGGTAAAGATATGTTTAACAGCATCGCTGGCATCTTTGAAGTCTTGACTGTCTTTAGTTAAACTGACTTCTTCAGGTTGCCAAAAGAAGCCACGTGCCGTTTGTTCAAAGTTGGCAACTTTGTTATATTTGACTTCTTCAAAGCGTTGGATAGTCACAGGACCCGCTGGGTCAAGGAACATCTTACGATGTAGATAGTCTGTTTTGGTACTTAAATTGTATTGTTCTTTTGACATTATAATTTACAGCTTTCGCAGTCCTCTTCTATATATTCTTCTACTTGCCCTGTTTGCGGCGGTATGTCCTCTGCTACTGCTTTACTACCTTGTTTGTTAATTAAACTATAGTAGAAGGTCTTAATTCCCCACGCATGTGCTTGCATTAAGTTTTTAGCAATTAGTGTAGTGGGCACTTTACGATCTGCCCAGTGTGCTGGATTGTAGAATGTATTAGTACTAATTGATTGATCAACATAGGCCGCAATAACAGCCGCAGTTTTCAAATATCCATCGCAGTCCTTTTGTTCCCACATCAATTGATAACGATTTTTAAGTTTGTTATACTCCGGAACAACTTGAATAAAGCTACCGGCTTTTGATTCTTTAACACTAATTAAACTCATCGGCATTTCAATTCCGTTAGTGCTGTTAATAACAACACTTGAGCTTTCAACAGGTGCTACTGCCATTAAGGTAGCATTACGTACACCATATGATCTCATGTCACTGCGTAGTTGTTCCCAATCTAGTTCACGTGTTGGAGTAAAGTCAGCAAGTTTGTTAACTTCTTTAGCACGATGTTCCCAGGGGAATGTACCTTGGCCATAACGTGTATGTTCACTGTGCAGACAAGCACCACGTTCTTTAGCCAATTCAACTGTGGCTTCAGTTAGGTAGAATGCCTGATGTTCCATCCAGCTTTTAACTTCTTGCAGGGCATCTGCTTCACCGTAGCGTAGGTTCTTTTTAGCATGCCAGTAGGCTAAGTTAGTAATGCCAATACCCAAAGGTTGGATTTCATCGTTACTTAGTTTACTCTGTATGCTTAGGAAATCTTGGTAATCAAGTATATTACATAGACTACGCTGTAGGATACGACAAGCGCGGCGCATGTCCTCAGGATTACGGAACGCACCCCAGTTAATGGAGCCAAGAGTACATAGCGCAATACGCCCATCAGCATCATCAAGACGCTTAAAAGGCTTAGTAGGTAATAAGATTTCACAGCATAGGTTACTCTGATAAATTGTATGATACTCAGGGTCAAATGGACCTTGTTTCATAACGTTGTCAATAAACACCAAATAGATACGTCCTGTATCTGTACGTTCTTTTAAGATACCTGATTTAAATACTTCTTCAGCCGACATTACTTTCTTACGTAGATCTTTACGTTTTTCGTATTTTACATAAAGTTCTTCAAAACGTTCTGTATTTTTGTAGAATGCTTCGTATAGGTCAGGTACTTCGTTAGGGTCAAAGAATGTAATCATTTCTTTGTTCTTAAATCTGCGCCAGAACATAGCATTAAGCACAACACCATAGTCCATATGACGTACACGTGTTTCATCTGTACCTTGATTGTTCTTAAGCACAATAAGGTCATCAAACTGATGATGCCAGATAGGGTAAAACACAGTAGCTGATGCGTTACGTATGCCGCCTTGCGAACAGCTACGTAAATCACCAAACCACTTCTTAAGGAAAGGAATCATACCCGTGTGCATGATTTCACCGCCACGAATAGGACTACCCAATGGACGCAGGCGGCCAATTTCTAAACCGATGCCAGCACGCTTGCTTGCATATTTGGCCATCATTTCTCCGCTAGCAAATATACTATCCAAGTCGTCATCACTGCGAATAAGCACGCAAGAACTGAATTGTTTCGTTGGAGTGCCGAGTCCAGCAAGCACAGGAGTGGCAAGAGTAAACAAACCATCACTAGACGCATTGTAATATTCCTTGATATATTTTAAACGCTGGCCTGGCAATTCGTTATGGAATACAGTGGCTGCCGCTACCATATAACGTATTTGTGGCGTTTCATAAATTTCTTTAGTAGCACGATTTCGTACTAGATACTTTTCAATTAGTTGTTCAATAGCCGCATAGCTATATTCTTCATCTTTAGCGTGATCAAGTATGTCATTCATCTTGTCCCACTCTTCTTCAGTGTACCATTGTAGAAGTTCTGGAGTATAGAGGCCAACTCCGATGTTCTTCTTAACAATTTCTAGTAAGTGCGGAACTTGATAATCGCCGTAGACGTCTTTACGTAACATACTTAGGCGTTGTTTGCCTGCTACATATTGATAATTTACATGCCCAACATCTGGGTCGTGTTCGATATCAATTAAGTCTACAATGGCACGTAGGGTTAATTCGTCAATTTCTCTGGTGCTAATTCCATCGTAGAAGTGTGGTTGTGCTTTGATCTCAATCATACTCTGACTTACATCAGCTATACCTGCACAAACTTTACTTACTTGGGCTTGCCATTTACTAACGTCTAATGGAACGATGGCTCCGCTACGTTTTTTAACTTGAATATTGCTCACTTGATCGCCTCTTATTTTAATACTTGTCTAATTGCAAATCTTTACTCGAATATTGATACAACAAATCTAACTTACGTTCTTCAATCTGTTTTGTATTTACTATCTCAAAGGGGTAGTAATTAAGAATATATTTCCCACTGTCGATCCACACTAAATTGTGTCTACTCTTCTCTTTATAGTCATAATACATGCGAAACTCTATAGGAGTTGCTTTATGACTAGTGAAGTATATAGTATACATTATTCCTAGTGCTTTAGCAACGTCACAATAGTAGTTTTCGGCTAATAAAGTCCATGGATCGGGCCAATTAGTTGGGTTATTTGGGTCTAAGTAATAGGTAACAAATGGAGCACTGCTCCACATGGTATTTAATTCAGCGATAGCTTTAGACAATGGAAGATCGCTTAACGTGTGGCGAAAATCTTTCCACTGCGCCAATCTATCATTAACTCGCAGATTCCAAAAATTTGTCCACATATTAAACTACTGTTCTAAGATCTGTATAAGTGTATGTAAGGTTGGCACTATTGCCAGTGCTGGTTGTTGTATAACCTAATATCGCAGTATTAGTCACAGTGTTACCTGTAAAGTATAAGGTAACGCCTGTAGTTGATGTTTCTGTGTAATTATCTTCAAAGGCTACAGTAGACCCTGCATAGTTTGTAACACTAATAGTACCAACTCTGTTTGTAGTGCTTCGTGTAATGTTATAATTAATAATTTGACTAGTTAGAGAGTCTATACTAACATTGCCAATATTAACAATACTGGATTGATTGTCAGTCAAGGTTACTGTGGTTGGTTCTAGATTACCTACAATAGATGAGATGTTAGATATAAAAGCGTTAAGGTTAGCAATATTAGCATTAACAGCAGCAATCTCAACATTGATCAACCCTGCACTGTATTCAGTTAAGATTTCCGTCACACCGGTGATAGGTGCCCCTTCTGCTAAGGTTCCTTTACCAATGAATAGTCGTTGACTGTCAACACACCAGCCAAACTCACCAGTGTCTAATGCTGGCAGGTCTGTTTGCAGACCACTTCGTACTTGTATTTTGCTAACGGTAATAACAGCCATATTCCTAACCTTCTCTTATTCTTATATTTATGCTAGTCGGTAATACTGCTCAACTCTTGCTAACCAACGTTCAGTCCATAAATCCCAATCGCTACCTTCAACAGTCCATGTCTGATATTGCACCTGCTCGTTAGGTTTAGGTGCCACTGCCATTAGAATAACACCCTGGCGAATGTCTGTTCCGTGTGTTTCGTTATGTGCTAGTCCATATGCCGCTAACTGGAGAAAATAGTCTTCAATCCACTCCAATTTCTTAGGTTTATTGGTCTGTTTGTAGTCTAAAATGGCAGGTTTTTGCTTGTAAATACCACATGCATCAGTAGTACCAGCATACAGCCCACTAACATATAAAGGAACCTCAATTCCCCAAATTTCATCAGCATGTACTAGACCGTTTTCAATAACAGCTTGGGCCATACGATGTGCTTGTTGACTGTAAGGATTAGATCCAGGGTCGTTAAGTACACGGTTATTCTGCACATAGTCCTCTAAGAACTTGTGCATACGTGTACCTCGACCGGCAGCTTCTGTGGTAATTTCAGTAGCACGTTGTTCACCAACTGACTTGCGCCAATTAGCCAGTGCTTCACGCTTTTCCTGTGGCTTAGTACGGTCTAGAATAGTAGTAACGCTTGGAACCTTACTACCGTCGGGTAAACAGTAGTGACGTTTGCCATCTACTGTTTCTCTGTTTATGGGTGTGTAATCGTATTTTTTTATCAGCATCTTACTAGTATATAGCAAGATCTTCTAAAGGTCAAACACTAAATGATGATCCGCACCCACAGCTTGTTTGAGCATTAGGATTTTTAATACTGAAGTTACTACCTGCTAGAGATTCAACATAGTCAATCTCAGCGCCTTGTAGATATTGACTACTCATACTGTCTACTAGCACTGCTATATCTTCAACTACAATTTCAAAGTCATCGTCATTTTTTTGTTCATCTATAGTAAACCCGTAGCTGAATCCACTACAGCCCCCACCTTGGACAAATACACGCAAGCGACTAGTGCTAGGTTCGTCACTCATAATTTCTTTGATCTTTTTAACTGCGTTTGGTTGTAAATTAATTAGTTCCATTTTGTTTTTTCCTATAGTATGCTATAATTATTTTAGTATACATGTTTTACCTAGCAACGTCAAACATTAAATGATTCGCCGCAACCACAACTATCTTTAACATTTGGATTAATAAATTCAAATCCTTCGTTTAATCCCTTTTTAGTGTAGTCTATCTCTGTACCATCTATATAAACAAGACTTTTTGGATCTACTACAACTTTTGCACCATTGGACTCAAATATCAGATCATGTTCATCAGTTTGATCAACAAATTCCATCACATAAGCAAATCCTGTGCATCCACTGGTTTTTACTCCTATGCGTATACCTATACCTTGGCCACGATTGGCTAAGTATGCTGTTACTTTATTTGCTGCTTGTTCAGTTAATGTTATCATGTTTATTTCTATAGTCTGCTATTGCTGATTTAATTGCGTCTTCTGCTAACACTGAGCAATGTATCTTTACTGGAGGTAGGGCAAGTTCTTCGGCAATTGCCGAGTTCTTAATTTCTTGAGCTTGATCGAGCGTGCGACCTTTGAGCATTTCTGTTACTAAACTACTTGAGGCAATGGCGCTACCACAACCGTAGGTTTTAAATTTAGCATCTGTTATAATTCCGCCATGAACTTCAATTTGTAATTTCATAACATCTCCACAGGCAGGAGCACCCACCATACCAGTACCTACATCTGGACTATTTTTGTCCAATGTGCCTACGTTGCGTGGGTTTTCGTAGTGGTCTAGTACTTTGTCTGAATATGCCATATCAATCTCCAATAGTTGACTATAATACTACACTATTTATTATTAGTTGTCAACCACTCGGGAGAATGTCTTGCCTGATTTAGATCATCTTCTTTTATTTCTTTAATTTCAAATATAGGTTTAGACATTTCTCTATATTCACCCAATGCTGTATGCCATTTAAGATTTTCTGGACAAAATTCACATTGTGGGATATGCTGATCTTTAGTTGCTACAAATTGCTGTAACTCTTCCTCGGAGCAATCTGCTGTTAATGGTTTAAAACTGTATAATAATTTACGTTGTCTATCATCCATCCGCAAATCAAATTGCTGATCAAAATCAGGAAGACCGCTCATAGCAGGACATTTATACAATTTTCCGTTATACATTGTGTGATCGTGTTTCATATCACATACATCAAACGCTCGTTTAGGATTGCTTTGATGCAACACCCAATGGTCGTCTTCCTTTATTACTGTATTTTGATGAAAAATATATGCTTCAAATGGTCCAGCAAGATTTTTCCATTTTTCTTTTAGTTCGTCTGCAGTCGCAGGATCGTGAAGACTGAGCCCAATTCCTACAGAATATTTTCGCCAATATTCCAATGGATCAAATTTTTGATAAGTTCCATTTGTTTGTATCATAATAACGGCATTGGGCCATAATCTACGTAAGTTAGCGCACCATTTTTCTAAGTCTGGGTTAAGTGTAGGTTCACCACCTATAATAGTAATACGTGGTAGCTCTAATCTTTTTGACCATGCTTCGTATTCATCTGCATAGTCGTCCCAGTATTGATGTCCTTTAAAGTTTAAGTCGTTGAAACGGTTGCAACCTCTGCAGGAGAGATTACAAACATTTGTGATATAAAATTCTACTACAGGGAAAAGTTTGATCATCTAGTATTTAATACTAGAATATACTCGCGTCGCGTTTTTTACCAGCACGTTTAGCCATATCACTAACAGTGTCAACTGGAGCTTGAGTAGGGTCACCTTCTTCGGGTGGAATGGTTGTAGTTTCTTCGCTACCAAGTTCACTATCTGGGCGAAGTTCTACAGTATCTTTATTATAACTTTTAATTAGGTTTTTAACAGCAGGATTTTTTTCGCTGGCCGCTACAAGTGCATCATAGTCAAATGTCTTATC